CGACAAATACGGAAAAGTTGCACGTTGTTTATAGTCAATTTAGAGAACTGGAAGGAGTCGGAGCCTTTGCTTTCGTATTGGAAACCAACGGATATGCGAGACTTAAATTACAAAAAAATAACGGAATGTGGGTTTTAGACATGAAACCAGAAGACTATCCAAAACCCAAATACGCCTTACTTACGGACAATGAAAGCAGAGAAGAGAAAATAATTGTTTTAAACATTTTTAATAATGCCTGGGGTAGTTTGCCGGAATCTATTGTCAGCAAAGTAAAACAATTCGCACCAAACAATACCACTGGAAACGCAATAAAAATACTTTTGGCAACATACTCGGCGAGTGAAGAGTTTCACCATGTGAATTCTGATTTTGTCCATATAATGGAACCATGTGCTCAAAGTTCTCAAATCAAACAAGCTATTGAACTCTCCAAGAATGTTTGTAATGTAAAACATAAAATACAAGTTTTGTTGTATATTATGCGATTTACTCCGAACCAAATAACAAGTGAGAGAGAAGAATCCCTCCTCAAAGAAGATGGTAATAAAACGAGCGAACAAATCTTGTACGAAAACGCCACCCAGAAGGATGCCATCATTTCACCTTTTCTTGATATGATTAAAGAAACCGCGTTTGATTGTTCTCCCTCAGGTAAAAATAAATGTTTCACCAACACGAAAAAAACAACTTACAACCCAAATTATAATGACGACGAGGTAGACTCACTCGTAAAAACAGACCTGTAATCCTTCAACAATTGTAAAATTAAATCAATTTTTGTCTCGAGAACTTGAATTCTATCTGTCTCCTCGACGGGAGGTGTAATAATAGTTGGTACTTTTTTAAGTTTTTGAAACAAGGCATTGATCTCATCGGATGGTTCTTCATTGTTTTCCTGCTTTTTGTCTTCCTTTATAATGGAATTTTCTTCAAACGCCCAAGTTATATGTTTTGCTTTTGTAGAGGTAGACGTATTCATTAAATCAATAATGTCTCTATTTAATACTCGACTGTCTAGGTTTTCATTTATTCTTATTTGTGGAGGCCCCTGTTTTGAACTAGTCATTTGGGGTGGAGGCTGTCGTGTAGCGTTAATTGCTTCTAGATCATAGTTTCGCATCTCGGAAGCTTTCTTAATAGCTAGCTCCATTTCAGTCATTGGACTATCACTTGCGTCATCCTTGAAATTCGGAACCGGAGGTACAGGTAAAGTCATAAGCTGATTAAACTCGGATTGTTTTTGTTTTAGCTCCTGCTCAAAATTGTTTATTTTTTTTGTTAGGGCTAGCTGTTCAAAATTGTTTATTTTATCGGTCGGTGTATTGGAGTAAGTGGTGTTAGTATATTTGCTGTTAATATATTGAACAAGGACGGAAATGAATTTTTTGTTTAATCCTACCAAGGAACCAATTCTTTCGTTTTCACTCGTGTAAAATCCACGAATATTTTGTGTTAAAACATTATATATATCTTTTCTTATTCTCTCTGGTTTCGTATCTAAAACAAGTTGTTCTGATAAAATCTCCCACAACAACTGAACATTTGGTTGTTTAATGAAATCCGATTTAGTTGACATCTTTTCTAATAAACTATGTTAAAATTATATTTATATTACTATAATTTTAAATTACTTATAAAGAATCGTTAAAGTAAACGTCTCTGAATTGTTCCATATAGTGGTCTTTTATTATATGATGTTTTAAATAATAATCTGTGATCTTGTCTTCTAACATATGAACAATAAAATATATTGAGTATATTCCACACTCTGTGCCGCCATACTGATGCTCAACTCCCGCGTTACTATCAAAAACAAAATTTATACTTGGATTCAATTTTTTTCCTTGTTTGATGACTCTGTTTACAAAAGCCATTATCTCAGGAGACGCTTCATCTCCGACACTATCAAAGAAAAATATTTCGCCTTTTTTAATGTTAATAAATAAACTAAGCCAATGCTCTCCGCGCTCAGTATGAGGATCCGTATTGAAAATAACACCTATTTTTGTCTTTTTATTTTTTATTTGTTCAGCTAAACTAAAATTACACAATTCTTCCCAGACACATTTCCCAAACATTTTTTTCGAATCAAAATCAATGGGCGACGGTCCAATAAAATCAAAACACTTGTATGCCTTCTCGTATTGTTTCATCACCTTTATAATATCTAAACTGGACAACCACTCATTTGGATTTTTCTCCCATGATTTTGGCGAAACCGGAGCAAACGAATCAGTTAATTCGGCGTCTTCTGTAATTTTCCCGAAATCTTTTTGTTGACGTAGCCAACATGACTCTTTATTACATACCCCACTCATGTAATTGGTCAATTGTTGATGTATTTCTCTCGAATTGGTTGTTGTAATTGGCCTGTCGGGATGCCTCGCGTTCCACAATGCCTTTAACTTATAAAGCGAACGATTTGTATAACATGTAAAATTGTTCATTTCCCCCTTTTGTTTTGGACTGCATCTTAATTTGGCCGTTTGGGTTCTCCGGGCGTTTTTCTTCGTTTTCTTTCTATACCGTCTGCTTTTCATTATAATTAATAGACATATTTTTCTTTTTACAAATACCTTTATTTCTTAAAACAGGATCTCTTAGGTTTATTTTTCTTTGTTGGGGTATGACCATTTTCTCTGGAGGGGGTGTGTTAATTCTCTCCACAAAATTATCCAGTGTTCCATCGTTTTTTAGATTGACAGTCCTCATAATCATTTTATTGACTTCTGGCTCATCCGGACCAGAAGGAATATTTTTTTCACTCTCGGTCAAGCCAGTTTCGTCCGCAACATTATCCTTGTATTCTTCCTGTAAAATATCGTTTCTATCTATCGCCCTAAAATAGCGAACGCATGACTTGATAAAACAATCAAATGAATACTTGACATCAGGAGATGAGAATGCTTCTGCTTCGTTTCCTTTCAACATGTCTTTGGTTAGTTGAACAATACGTTTACGGTAGAATAATCGATCGTTCTTATTGCTGGTTTTTGTATTTTGATTCGATAAATATTTCTCGTACTGCGTCCGATTCAATAAACAATCTAATGTAATTTGGTTTATTTTTTTTTCCACGTCAGATTCTTGTAACATTAATTTTATAATATATATTATTTTTCAATTTTACACTATTTTTCTTTATATTTAAAAGAAGCTTAAATATATGTTTTCATTATGTAATACAAATGAAAACATTTTTAAACTTGAGCATTGCCGTAATAAATAAATTACACATTACGGAAATTAGTAAAAGAACCCCTAGTATATATACTATTTATATGAATCCAAATAACTCATTTGGTTTCTCCTTCTTTGGATTCGGATTTTTTTCGACGAAATATAATAAAATTGAAATTTGCCGGGAGAAGAATCCAAACGATTACATCCAAATAACGGATTGGATTCACAGCAGAGAAGACAACAACTAAAAAAACATTGTTTTCTGGTTCCCTAGCTTTCCAAGTTCTCAAGATTTAAATCTTACATCTTGTTACAAACATTTTCCCCTAGTTCTTTGACTTGAGTCCTGGTCGAGTTCATAAAAATACCAGAGCCTACTATTTTAGAGTCTGGGTTGGGATTAAAACGTTGAAAACTTTCATGCTTAAACAATAAAGAGTGCTCTTTAGGTTCCAAATTAGACAAATGTATATTTTTGGTCTTGTACAAATCACTGTTACTACTGGGAACATACACAGATTGATTGCATTTTTGAATCGCAAATACTTGACTTCTTAACTCTGACTCTAAATTCACATTGGAAGCATAGCCCGACCAGGGAGCAATCGCATTTCCTGGATTAAATGTTTCCCCTACTTTATAAGTGGGAACCTGTATTAATCGTGTGCTCACTTGTTTTCTTGGGTCCACGATGGGTAAAAAAGAATACTTTGTCATCACTGGACGAACACTTAAATACGGCTGAAGTACTTGAGAAGGAATATTTCTATTTGAAATTCGTGTATTTGTTTCGTTATGAACTTGAGATATACAACCATCACTTTGTAACATTTGTTTGTTGAAGTTGTTATAATTAATATTGTGTATTATTATTATTTTATTTGAAAAACTTTATTTATTTTATTTTTTTTTTATAATTACATATATATTAAATGAATCATCACTTTTATAAAACCATAGAACAGATCAATAATACGGCATGGATTATTATTTACATATTATATGTCGCGGTTTTGTTTGGTTTGTCAACAACCGCCCCCAAAATATTACCATATCTTGACCTTTTCATCAAGTTATTAACTTGTTTCTTCTTAATATTGCGTTTTAATCCTTTTAATCACATAAAATTCTCCAATTTGGATCAAACCATGGCATTTACTGCTGGATTCTTTATATTATCCACTACCGTAACAAATGAAATCGTTATTGCCTACACAAGCCAAATAAAAAGTAAGGCAAAAGAAAAGAAACGTAAACTGGAAGCGGAATATTTAAACCGAATGAACAAAAATACTTACAATTAATTAGTTTACCTTCCTCTATCTCTCTCTCGCTTCCCCTTTTTTATTTTTACTTTCGAAAAGTTTTATTGAACTTATTGGATATGTTTCGTTTTTTAAAAGTTTTGTTTTTCTTACGACTGTGAAAAAACATTCGCAAATGAGTTAAAATTTCTTTACTTATAATTTTATCGATATCGTATTCCGGTATTAGTTTTTCAATATAATTATAATTGTATAAATTCAGATCATTTAATATTAACGGCTCTGGTAATACACTTGGTATAATTTTAGCATCCTTTAATCTTTGTATCATTTCCGGAAATTTTAAATCATGCCTATAAGGCTTTACGTAAATGTAATATACATTGTCATGGGACATCTCCGGAAAAATCTTGTCATCCAAAAAACAAATCTCGGTATTTGCTGGAACTTTTGTACATTCTAGTAAATCCGAATAACTTTTATTCTGAGAGGTTCTGTTCATTTCAACCCTTTTTCCATTAATCTTAAACGCACATATTATTTGATCAAATAATTTGTATCGTAACTCTGAATCTAAATAATTAATTAAATATCGGGCCCAACTCTTTGGACCTTGATTATTTGTGTATATCATGACTTTTTCACATGAACCAGATTGCTTTTTTATCTTTAAAAAGTTCAAAATAATAAGTATGTTTGGCCGTAGGAACTCTGGGTACAGATTTAGCACTTTGTTAAAGTGTTCTTGACTAAACGAATTATTCGCTAATTGACGTGTTAAACACTCCCAGAATATTCTAAATTGAACAAAATACCCTAAGGTTTCATCTAAATCGAACACTACAATCTTCATTTTGAACGCAAGAAATACCCTTTATTTATCTTGTTATTTTTATATTGTCGTTCTTCGTATAAATTGTTGAATTGAAAATAAAAAAAGCACTGTCTTTGAATTATTTTATTTTCGTATATAAGAAAATGTTTTTGAACAATAAAGATTGTGTTAAAATTTTAACATTTTATAAAGTAAAAATACCAAAAACAAGAAAAATGTTAAAAAAACAAGCCGCTAAGATTATGACGAATCATCTATGCTGCCGCATTACAAAAAATACAACCAAATCAAGCAGACATAAACGAAATAAACATTAATTTATTTATTAACACTTGTTCACGTGATCCAACGCACTAAGTAACACTTGTTCTTGGCCAGTAAGTTTTTGAAAAATTAAACACTCCCCCATTTTTAGTTGAAAATGAGACGGCCTTGGTCCGAAATTTTTACAAGTGAGGGAGACACCATCGTCTGTGATTTTCACGTCACAAAAAATAGCCCCTTTGCTTAACTCTATTTGGGTTGGATCAACTAAAGATATCCATCTTAAGTAAGTACCGTATTTTAAATCATTCATTTCATCCACAAACTTGTACCCTTTTAACTTTTTTAAGATTTCTAATGTATGCGTCTTTGTTAGATTTAGTTCTTTTATAATTTCTAAATTCAGTGCTAACAATTTCTTGGAAGTAAAACCAAATAAGAATTCATTCGATGGATCGTCTAATGCTTTCGACAATTTTTCAGAATCCATTATAAATAACAAAGTTTATATAATATATATAAATGTTATAGAATTTGTTATTAAGCTTTTTTTCTAGTAGCCTTTTTCAATTATACTGTTTCAAACATTTTATTTATTTCTTCTTCTGTTGTGTTAAACATTTTCTGAAATGGTGTACACTTGTCTCTTCTAGTGAAAGACTTCATGATAACACGACTAGGTATGTTTGGAAAAATCGCACCAACAATCATCCCGTTGAATGCGAGTTGATTATAGTCTGCAAAATTTGTCCGAGTCCACTCTGGTCTATTAAGTAAAACAACTTTTTGTTGATATTGTTCTTCTGCTTCAGGTGACATGTTGCTGTCTATGTTATCAATAAATTGTGATATAACTTCATCAATTACATTTAGAATTCCTGTTTCTGATAGCAGAGATAGCGGAGGTATGTTATGCTTTGTTCTGTAGTCTTGTTTGTCTTGCCGCGTTTTATAACCTCTGTTATCTAAATAATCATCTGTTATAAGACCCTCTTCAATTCTATATAATTCTTCCTCTTCTGCCGAACCAAAATCTTGCGTTTTAATTATTTTCTTTAGCTCCTCTGCTGTGTGAAAATTCGAGGCCACTTTCAGTCTGTCTTGTATTTTGCTATAAAGTCGAACAGCCGAATATGGATCATTAATAAAAAGAGTATTTACTTTAAGCACGATCCGAGCAAGCTCTGGTGTCATATTATCCGCGTCCTTGTTTGTTCCCTTTCCTACTACTAATTTGTAATCAAAATTTAAATATCTCCCAAGTTGTTCGACCTTTTCATCTACCGCTGCGGCTCCAATCCTTTTAATTTCGTTTACAAATATTAAAGTGGGTAAAATTTGTTCCTGAAATACTTCTGGCGTGAATATGTCTTCGAGTTCTTCAGTAGTCAATAATTGACCGTTACTTCCAAGCATAGAACCCTCGGGTGTATAGTCTGTGTCAACTTCCGCATCTTTATTGTGTAATTTTGTTAGCCTGTTTGTTCTTTGTATGTTTTTCCATTTTTCTAAATCCGCTTTCATTTGGTTTAAGAAAAAATCTCTTATATCGTCGTTTGAAATTTTATCTGCTTTTGGAACTGTCTTCCAAAAGGTTTGATAAAAAAACTGAAAAGTTTCTCCGTTTCGAAGAAGTTCATTATTTTCACGATACGTACGATCAAAATCCGCATTAAGTTGTGCAATTATTGGAGCTTCAAGATCGTCTTTTGCCTCTTTTTTTGCTTGAGCTTCAAATTCAGCTTGAAGTTCCGCAAAACTTTTTTTTGGTGGAGCTGTTGGTGGACCTGTTGGTGGACCTGATGGTTGATTTGGTGGACGTGTTGGTGTTTGACCTGTTGGTTGATTTGTTGGTGGACTTGTTGGTGGTGGACTTGTTGGTGGTGGACGTGTTGGTGTTTGACCTGTTGGTTGATTTGTTGGTGGACTTGTTGGTTGTTTTGTTGGTGGACCTGTTGGTTGTTTTGTTGGTGGACCTGTTGGTTGATTTGTTGGTGGATTTTCTGGTGGTGTTTGCGTATTTTGCATTTTTTGTCTCAATAAACGATATTTATTATTATTCCTATCATGATCCGAGTTGGAATCTAATTCTATCACCTCTACACCTTCATTGTTCAACCACGTGTGTTTCTTCGTTATCACTTTGTCCTCTTCACTAATAGATGTTTCAAAGAAACGATATAATTCTTCATTATTCAAAAGTCCATTCCCATTTATGTCGGCAGCCTTAAAATTTGCCTCTATTTGTCTTTCATCATCCCACGATAGTCTAAAATTATCACTTATTGTGCTCTTTAAATCCTGTAGAGAAATTTCAGGTTTATTTGATAATGCAGAAGTATTGTTCAGCAGCCCTGAAAGCAAAGAATACAGAAGAAACGCATACTTTTTAAACCCTCCACCTTCTTGTCCTCCACCTTTACTTGCTTGTATTTCATCAATAAATAGTTTATCCACTTCTAAACATAGATTATTTTCTTCATCCGCCTTTGCTACGTTGTACAAATTTCTTAAAATGATTGTCGAATTGTCATCTCCTCCCAAAACGATTGAACTTAATTTATCCCAGCTAAATTTAACACCGTTTATGATACTATTTCCTAACGGTTTAATACCATAATCTAATGCAAAATAAAACAAACCACCTACAGTATAATTTAAAATATTTGCAATACAATCATAAAAAAAGTTTACTGCTTTTTTTGTTACCTTACGTTTAGATATAAAACGGACAACTTGGGTAAGACTCACAAAGAAAAAAAAGTCGAAAACAAATCTGAACGGAGACGTTTCATCCACATTAAATAAATATCGAGTCCACGACAAGTAAAAGTTCAAAATTGTATCAAACCAACTTGGTGGATGCTTTTCATTATAATCGTTGACATGAGCTTTTGTTACATTATCATTGATAAAGTCTTTCAGAATTTGATCTTTCAATATTTCGTTCACAGTACCGTTCACAGTAGCGTCTCGTATTTGATCGAGCACTACGTTTCCTTCTACTATTAAGCTTACAAAATCAGCAGGAGAAGCTCTTGCAAAGGCCGTATAAAGATATAAATAATCATTTCCTTTTGTTAAATCAAGTATATCTATTAGTTTATATGATTTTGCCTCATAATTATATGATACTATTTCTTCGAGATTAATCTCTCCTTTTGCATATCTTTGAATTACCTCGGCAAGATCGGCTACAGTGTCTGTGGCACCCTCTTTTGGAGGATCTTTTGACGCAGAGGGTTCTTGTTGACCACTATCGCGATTTTCCTCAGGATTTTTTTTTTCATTCGGACTCCATAACTTCTGATATAAATCATGTACCTCTTTTGCGGTGTCAGGTTTTTCCTTAGAATAAACCGCAGTTCCATCTTTGCCTTTTCCAATAAAAAATCGCATTAAAGAAATTTGCGATGAATTTAACTCAGTTATAGTTTCTTTTGTAAAAACTGTTTTTGAAACGAATAATTTAAAGGCATCTTCGCCTATTAATTCAATCGTTTGTTGTTGCAAATCAAATAAATCTAAATCAAACGCAATACAAAATTCAATGACACCTCCAAACAAAAAAGATTCTTTTTGTTCTTTTGACCATGCGGGAAGAATCTTGGCCATACTCACTGCGTTTCCTTCTTTTCGCGTCGCTTTACACGTCTCGACTATTTTTTTATATCCATGCCCAATAATATCTATTAGTGCTTCATTCATTTGTTTAGTAAAAGAGTCTAGGCCACTTTTGTTATTTGTTTTTAAAACTTGTTCCGCAGCTAGCTTTAACGCAATGTCGTCGTTAAAACTAATTCTTACGCTGTTAACGCATTCCGCATTTTTACAATCTAGAAATGCGGTCTTGGCAAGTTCTACTGTATTGCCTAAATAATCAACATGAACCGTCAATTTTTCTTTATCAAAAAGATCTTTTAAAACTCCATCTACTTTAGCAATTTGTTCTTCATTTGATTGATCATCAGAGATTACGACTTTAGAACCAACTGCGAAGAGTATTTTTTGGTAATCAGAAGCACCTTCGTCTGATATAATAGGTAAACCATTTTGTTGTATAAGTGCGTCGAACGCAACAGTTCGTGATTTGCTTGGTTCGGGAAATTGTTCAAGTAATGACCGAAATAAATTATAATTAGGTCGTCTGCCTTGATCGTGAAATGTTCCCGAATATATAGCTCTTATTAGGTCGACATTTTCTTCGTCAAACGCTGTTTTTATTATATTTTTAGTTTCAGGATCATTAAAACTAGTACCAAGAGATTCTCCTATATGTTTATTGAGATGAATACTGGAAACTAATGTTTTCTTAGCTTCTGGAGTTAGTAAATTACTGTTGGCAAGAATTAAATTAACTTGTTTGTTTTGCGTAATAGAGCCTGTGGTCAAAGCACTTCTCAAAGTTTCTGTTGGAACTGACGCAAATAACAATAATTGTGAGAAAGCAATTTGATGTTCATGTGAAATAGTAAATAATTTAGCAATGAATTTGTCTTGATCAAACTTGTTAGAATATTCATTATAAAATGTAACTAATGTTTCATCCACTTGAAAAGGTAATTTATTAATGTTATCTCCTCCTATAAGCAACAATGGCGAATCCTTGTAAAATGTAGTGGGGATTTTCTGCTGAAGAAAAATTCCTTGAACCGCAATTAGTATAACAGGGACCGCTTGATTACCTAAAAAATAAAATGAGTGAGCATTTATAAAACCTTCCAAGGTCGAAAATTCTGAAGTGAAAAACGTAGCCACATCGAGAACAAACCTGTGATGCTCGGTTACGTAAGAATCAGTTACAAGTGATAAACTTCTGTAATAGTTATCCATTTCAACGTGAGGAAAACCCTCTTTCACAGGATTTGTTTTATAATCCTCCCAGAATTTCAATCCCTCTGGTAGTTTTGATACTAAGTCTGATTTATATTTTATTATTTGAGGTTCTTTTTCAATATATGCACGAACCCCTTTCCACAATTGAGTTCCAATTTCAATTTGGTTTGATTGTATGTTTCGGGTTTCAATGTCTTTAAATGAATTAAGTAGTATTTTAGTAGTTAATGCTTCTTTATCTTGGTTAACAAATTTTAACACATACGTGACAAACAAATGGTGGTTTTTAAAATTCCAAATTCGAATAAAATCTTTGTTGAAACCCTGAAGTTGTTCGGCGTTTTCAAGAAAATGAATTAATTTCTGGTCTTTAGAAGGCTGCATTCTGTAAAAAAGAAGGGATGGATTCTTTGAATCTATCTGAAAACGTGTCTTTAACAAATAAATGTTGTATGCAACACTTGTACCAGTTGATATGTCTGCAATAATTTCTTCTTTAGGTTTATACATTGTATCATATTGTATTATTTCTTGTTCGACGTCGTTTTGTGTGTCTGTGGGTTTAAAAGTACCATCCATATAATCTATAAGAAGAGTTAAAAGTGGATTTGTTTGTTGACTGTTTGTAAAATCAGTTTCTGCGAAAAACAAAACCTCGCCCAATCTTTCCATACAAGATTGAAGTATTCTAATATCATCGCGATTTGCCGAAACCATTTCAAAATATTTTAATAAAATAATAGAATCTTTAACATTCTTAATGACTTCATCATCATAAAGATACGCAAAATCTTCCATTCTGTAATTATCTAATGCGTCAAACGTTTTTAACATGGCAGGTAAGGCAGTAACCAGCGAGAGTGCTCTGTCAGCTAGTTGTATTGAGGTTGGTGTATTTTCATAGTAGTCTTTTATATATGTTTCTAATTTTAAAATATCCTGCTCAAATTTTGGATTTTTTAAACTTTTGGACTCATATTCTGATATTAAAAAAGTACGTAATTGTTGTACCTGATAAATATTTATAGTCTCAACCTTACCAGTGGTATCAATACTATTTTGGCGAGTCTTAGTTAAATCAATCGTAGAGTATTTTTGAAGTGCGTAATATCTCTCGCAAATAGATCCAAGAATTTGACAGTTTAAGTTGCTGTTATATATTCTGTCTATTAATGAAACATATTCTTTTGCTGCAATCAGGGTCTGCTCTTGGTCGAATTTTGTGTAAGCAGCATCAATATCTTCATGATTAATTACTGTTCTAGCCATTTGAACGGCCTGATTATTCATGATATGATCAACAATAAAAGGATCCATATTTAAAGCCTCGATTTCTTCTATAACTGCACCAATGAGTTTGTTTCTACTTTCTGCTATTAAAAAGTCCTTTTCTTTCGGTTGTAATGAAGCAGTAACTGTTCCCATTTTTCTAACCAAGTAAAAAAAAATTTTTTTGGGATCTCTTTTATCTGCCTCCTTATTTATTTCTTCGTCAATTATTTCCTGCAAGGACCCTAAATATTCTGATTCAAAATTTAATTTGGTGTCTATATCATCAAGAACGCCAATATTTGCTTCTTCATATGACGGAGAAGACCAAAGAAAAAGAGGAAAAGGCAAAGAATTTGTTGTCGTTACTAACAATTGACCAGTCAAAATAAACTCGTCGCGTATTTGTTTCAAACCTTTTTTGAAGCTTATTTCTCTAGTTAAATAATCAACAGATTGTGAAAGTTTGTATGAATTTCTTTGGAAGTCAAGTAGACGGTTCGTTTGAAATTGGTATTCAGATGGTAAAGAGGTAGTCAACATGTGCGATAAGGACTCTTTTATCACTTTTTTGTAAAAAAAATTTTGTTTGGATACAAATGATGAATAATCATTTAAAGCTTGAATAGGATTCAAATTTGCTCCTACTTGTTCAACAACCTCTTTCAATTCTTTTATGAATGTTTGAGTTGGTTGCCCCTGTACTAGGGATTCTTGTGGTGTAAGTTTTTCATTTACAACCCGAATAAGCTCATTACCCAACGAAACGGGGGCTTCATTGGAAGTTAGGGGTTTGTCATCGGTAACGATATCTTGTACACTTGAAGAATGAAATGATGAATCAAAACTTACTTCTGCATCAAAGTCAGAAGAAGAACTATTTAAATCCCGCTGAACTACTAGTGGAACATAAGGTAGGAAGGGAACTGGTGGAAATAAACCTTTCGTATTACTTGAGTCGTATTGTAAATCTTGAGAAGCATTAAGATTAAGAGACATACAAAAAGATTTTTAGTATATTAAATTTATATATATTATTTTTAATATATTAATGTATTGTTTTTTATTGTTTTTTTAAACTAATCGTCCTACCAACTGTTAAATCTACTATAACCGCCACCCAAAGCCGCGTTCGCTGCCATAGGTTCTTGGATAAAGTTGTCAGGGGATGGGCTTGCGGAACCGACTAAAGGCGTAGAATCTTGCTTATACATGGCATCATAATTGGGTAGATTTTGTTGTGAATGGCCACTGTCAGTGGGTAGCGAGGTTATGGATGTCCCATCTGTGTACATTGCCTGGTTAATGGCTGCTCCATTTTGTGAAATTGGTTGCGTAACTTTCACATTTCCTTTTTTCTTCTTCTTCTTGTCGTCGGCACTTTTACCTTCCCACAATTCGGTAATTCGTTCTACAATGATACTCACCTTCTCTCCTAGTTTCGTTTGTAAACTTAAAGTAATCATGAGGATGGTTAAAATGTTAAAAATAACAGTATACTGTGGAAATTTCACACCACTATAAGTGGGAAGGAAAGTTACCATACGGTGTACAAATGTCATTCCGAAAAACATGACAAGAACTTGTATAATTATTTCTGCTAAAACTTCTAAACTACTTTTTTGGTCATCGGCCTCAGGAATGTATTTTTGTATTGACTTGTTTAACAACACCAGTGGTATGATAGCAAGTAATGCGTATTGGGTTAAGTTAAACATTTCTGCTTTAGAATCGTCGTCAAAGTTAAAAACATGTTTAAAAAACCCCTTCTTTGAATCTTCTGTATCGTCCATTATTTTGATTTATATTATGTTTATAAAAAGAAATTAAAATTTATATTTTCTGTATTAAATATAACCCCCTACCCTTTTTTAGTAAAAATGCTTAAATATTCTGCTTCTTTTAAAGATATTAGTAATATTTGTGCTAGAGCTTATATATCTCATCCAAGTTGTATCGACTGTAAGCATTTCTTACCCTCTGAAAAGAGTCCAAAGAAACCCGATTTGGGCAAATGTAAATTATTTGGTTACAAACAAGCTGATAAATTTGTTTTATACGACGCAAAACCATGCAGAACTCACTGGTTAGATACTTATGGCGGAAAGAATGGAAGATTT